GAACGCAGTCGTTCAATTGTCTGCATAATCATATAGTTAGATAAACTTTTTAAGTAAAGTTAGAGCCCTAGATCAAAAGTCTAGGGCTTTTTTAGAACTCACAATTTACATACAGAATGGAATGCGTCAGTCAGAATAAATGTATTGACTTTATAGTATGTATATGAGATAGTTGCTGTAGGAGATAGATATGATTATTTACAAGATAACTAATAAAATAACCGGAAAATGTTATATAGGACAAACCACCCAAGCTTTAAGCGAGCGCTGGTGGCAACACTGCAATAGGTGTCCTTCGCAATCTCACCGGTCGTACGTTTACAATGCTATACAAGACTATGGTCAAGATAATTTCACGATCGAAGAAATAGCATCTGCCACCGATTTGGAAACTTTAAATTTATTAGAAGAAACTTTAATAAAACGATACAATACTATGTCGCCTAACGGTTATAATCTTCACCCTGGCGGCCGGGGCAAGACTTGTCACGAAGAGACAAAAGTTAAGATATCTAAAACTATGAAGCAAAAAGACAAGTCAACGCTATTCGGGGGCAAACGTCAGGTAGGTGCCCCAAAAGGCAGACCAGTATCGGCCGAATGCCGGGCTCGGATTAGCGCCACCATGACTGGACAAGCCCAGCCTTGGAAGTATAAAGCCGTTATAGACTCCAATGGTGTCATTTATGAGTCTGTAAATGCTGCAGCCAAAGCTAACAAAATTAACCGAGTCACGGTGTCCCAAGCACTAAAATCGGGAAAACCAACAAGATCAGGCTTAAGCTTTAAATTCATATAAGCTTGTAAAGACTTGTAAAGTTATACCCGCTAGGTATCCCTGTCCCCGAAACTGCATCCAATTATACCCGATTGCATCTGTTTTCATTGGTTTGTTACCGGTATAGTAACAAAACTCCAAACTTAAATGCAGAGATAAGTAAAACTACCGAGTTGTTGACTCTATACAAAATCGGTAGTATTATGTATTCATGGAGGACGGTATGAAGTCATACATTATAGCTAGTGGTATAAGCAAAGGTGATGTGTCTAGACCAGATTGGGAATGGCAAACTATTGATTTATTAGGTTTTATTAGTGAAAAGCTTCAAGAAGATAGATTAACAACTAAGAAAGAAGCACGTTATAGACTTAAATTTCATCAGATTGTTCAAGCGGCATTGAAACAACACAAGAAAGATGCGGCTTAATATGGTATTAAATGCCGATGATTATCGAGTTAACGCAAAACCAATAGAAATATTACTACGTGATAAAACTGAACAAGAGCGTTATGAAGCTATCGGACCAATTGCTGTAGCATACGGTGTACCAATTATTGTTGTCTGTTGTTATGTCGGCGAGTTATATGGTTTTAGTCCCCGTCTACTTGACTTTATAGATCGTCTAAAGGTATTCTATACGGTGACAGATATAAAAGGAGTTAAACATGTATAAATTACTAATAGTTTTATTACTAATTGTAGGTTGCGGTCCTCAATACATCATAGAAAAAGGTCCCCAAGGTGCCCAAGGACCTACCGGCGCTACTGGAGCTCAAGGACCTACCGGCGCTACTGGAGCTCAAGGACCTACCGGCGCTACCGGTGCCCAAGGACCAGCAGGACCACAAGGAATACCCGGTTTAAACGCCGCACCGACCACAACAGTGCAATTCTGCCCCGGTTATACCCCCAACTATCCAACAACCTTTCCTGAGTCAGGATTGTGTGTTGGAGGCAATATCTACGCTGTTTACTGGGATGGTACTAATGCATGGTTAGCACTGATACCTCCAGGACACTATGCGTCAACTTCGACAACCGCTCCATGTGACTTTACCGTAGTCGCCGGTTGCGTTATAAATAATTAGTTGACAGTAAATGATGACTTTGGTATTCTTTAATCAAGGAGACAAAGTATGTTGGAAATCTTAATAGTACTAATGACTATCTTCTTCGGATACCATGTTTTCGCAATATTTAAACCGTTTTTAAGTCGAATGTTTGTTAAAGCAGTAGTGTTTACGGTTGGTAGCCCTTTTCTCGCTATGGTCGGCTTGTTCGTTGCACTCACAATTAGCTTTATAGGTGCAATTATAATCTTCAGTTAAAGGAGTAACATATGATTTGTCGTAAATGTAAAAACCCCGGAATCCGGAATGAAGTATTAGGAAAAGAATTCTATTACTGTCGTACATGTAAAGAAGAAATTACTTTAGAATTTAAGGAAGAAGAAATGAGTCAAGAAATGCTTGACCAACTCTTCGATGACTGGCAGAAGAATCCGGCAGCTCAGTTTACAGTAGATAATAGCCAGTGCTATACTAAAGATGCTAGCTATGTTAACATAACTTGGGCTGGTAAAGGCCATACTACGGATTGCAATTGTAAAGACTGTGATGATATAGTACAAGAGTTGCAATGGGTTTTAGGAAAACAACTGAGTTTTGAGAATGAAATATTGTTTTGTACGGAGTTATGGCAGTTTTTAGAAATTCACGATAGAGAACATATGGCTTATATGTACTTAACTCCCGACTCTGTGAACGAAAATGTCAGAGCACGAGAATACAATTTATTGAGTTTGGCTATGGTACAGCTAATTACTGAGGATTATTCGTGTGATCGTCAGCTAATGGAAGTATTATACAATTTACGTTTATCGTTTTTTACAGAGGAGTTCGCATGATGTACCATTTAGGGAATAGATTTGTCTTAGCTAATATAGAGTGTGTTGTGGCCTTTATTGATTCACGAGGTTATGCCCACGTATCTCCAGTGGAAGATGGGGACGAATATCACGGTGATAAACTCTATAAAGGCCTTGTATTCGCCGTATTAGATCGCAAAGGAAAAGATTTACACGGTGAAAAAGCTATTGCTTTACCGAGTTTAGAATGTGGCGCCGTATGAACGTGGATTTTATAATATTCACATTAATAGCATTTGGGATCGGTTTTTTGCTCATAAGAGCTGATTAAGTATGATACTCTACTTATAAGGACATATTATGATACTAATGCTTGAATGCCATTATTGCGGTTTTAAATGGGAAAAGAATGTATATATGAGGGCAAGTCTTGACTCTGAATGTTGCCCGAAATGTAAAGATACAAAGCTAAAAGTTAGAGATAAAGAAGAACATACAATCGATGCTTATAAGGGTTGCCCTCCATTTGAAGAGGATCGAAACGCCCCCGAGGATGGTATGGGTGTTATTCATGACTATATCACACTTAAAAATCTATAGTGTTTAAGTATCAGACAGCGTCTAAAAGATAGACGATAATCGGAGTAGGTACAGCTTGAAATCATTACGTAAACAGGTGGCACAGCAACTGCAGTACTTATAAGACATAGAGGTTAGGTTCGGCGGGTTCCTTCCTACCAAAAGCGAGAACCCCCAAAGTTTGGCCCGCGTACCCCTCAAGTTCCTTTCCTTGAGGGGTCCTTATTTAAGGAGTTATAATGTCCTTATTTATATTTATGGTAATATACTGGATTATTATAATCCTCAATGAACCCACAGACTTATAATTAGTAAATTAATGGTTGACTATATTACGGTTCTATTAGATACTATAAGTATGAATAACGAAATTAAAAAGAATAAGGTTTATGTAGTAGGGCAACTAACAACAGGTTATTATGTAGTTATTAATAAAACTACCAAAGCAATTCAAAGTGCTTGGAAGACTCGAATCGATGCGCTGGAAGTTGTCAATAGACTTAACAAACTGTTTTCATAGGAGAATATATGAAAAGTAAACTAACAGATATCACCGTAGCAGTAATAGTTTGGTCAATGGTATTAGCTACCCAGCTACTTAATTGGCTAGTAAGAGGCTAATAAATGGTCAATCCGCTAAATATGTAAGCTGAGATGTCCTCAGACTACTCCCGGCTAAGAGGTCCTAGGTATTATCCGGTGAAAGGGCGCTATATGCTTCCCTAGTACTAGGATAACAAAGGATATCGAGTGCTTAAAGTTTGCTCAAAGTGCAATTCAGAAAAAGAAACTTCTGAATTCTACAAAAAATCACGCTTTAGAAAATATCCAACCTCTATTGCAGGATACGCATCTGAATGTAAAAAGTGCGTATTAGCTTAGAGAGAAGATTTTTATCGATTAAATCCAGAAGATAATATTAAAACTCTTTCTAATTTGATCGGGTACTTAGAATCGAACAATAATTCCGAGTTAGCGGGCTACAATACTAACGTAGTGGAAGTAAAATTCCCTAAGAAAGTTGGATAATTATATTGCTAATCGTAACTTTGCAAACTCTCGCATGTACACTGGGCACGTTATGCCCGTTCTTTTAGACTGCAACTTCGTAGTTGATTCTACAAACGGAAATGGTTTAGGAATTAGATCCCTAAAAGGACCCTACATCCAAAACGTATTCATGCATACTTCTGCAACTCCTGGACTTGGAAACTCAAATCCTTCAACTCCTGGAATCTCTGTAACAAATCCAAATCCAGCTTCTGGAACTATTGTAATCCAATTTCAAGACAACTATAGCCGACTTTACACAGGCGGAAACGCTATCGTATCTCCACTAGGATCTTCTCTCCCAGTAGATGCTAGTGACGCTGCTCTTACCATCGGCGTCCCTTATGTTATCACCATCTTAGGAGATGCTACAGCAGCTGATTGGTTAGCTCTTGGAGTTCCAGCAGGTTTAACCCCTGCAGTGGGCCTAGCTTTCATTGCTAAAGCAACTGGATCAGGTGTCGCTTCTGTATCTCGAGTAGCTCCAACCGCAGCTGCTGGATC